GGCACTTGATAGTCCGCCAAACAAACCACCTTTTTTTGTTGTTGGCGCTTTTCCATATTCACCAAGAGTTACATCTGATCCAAAAAGATTAACCGTTTGAGGGGTTTGACTAGTCTGAGGTTCTCCTTGATAACCAGGCATAAAAGGTAATGGTGCGCCAGCTTTTTTCTCATCTCCAATAGGTTCAAAAATCGGCATTGTTATTGGCATAGGCATTACAACTGGCTCTCCAACTGGCATGGTTGTGATTCTTGGCTCTGTCAATTCTTCTCTTGTTATTGGCATATTTAATTTTCTTTGTTGTCTTTCTAGTATTTCTTCAACATCAGCCTCATCATAACCAATATCAGCTAATTCTTGTGCTGTAAGTTGTTTAGTTCTGCCAATCGGTTGAGGTTGTTGAGCAGTTTTTATATTTCGATTTATCTCAGACATTAAATCTTGATAGTCTTCTCTTTCAAAAGGTTCCATCTGCTTGTTAAAATTTAAAAAGTTTCCAAAGTTAGGTATTTTAGAAAAGTCTATTTCAAAATCACCGCCTATTGGAAAGGTTGGAATATTAGGCATGACTGGAGCTTCCTCTTGTGAACCTAGTTGTCCTTCAAGTTCAGAAATACGATTCATTAACTCTTGGAATCTTTCATCTCTTTTTGCTAATTCAGCTTGCTGTTTTTCTTGCTCAGCTTGGCGTAATGGAGCTTGAGTAGCTTCGTATTGTTCAATGAACTGTTGCCCCATTGGACTTTCATATTGACGCATGAATTGTTGACCGATTGGATCCGGTCTTACATCAGTAGGTAAAAATGCTTCAGTGGGTTGTGGAGGTGCTTGAAAACCAGGGGGAGTGTAGTAAGCAGGACCTCCAACAACCAAACTGGGTCTGCCTATTGGATTAGGTTGAGCTGGCATGGATGGTCTTGCTTGGCCTGGTGCTTGACCGTAGCCTTCAGCATAGCCCGGAACCCTAGAGGGTTCTCCTACCATTTGATTTCTCAACTGACCAATAGACATCAATAAATTCCGCTAAACTTAGTTCCTCTTAAAGCAGCACCACCACCTTTTGACTTTCCAGCACCGTATGGTTTTGGAGCGCCAGGATTAGGTACGCTTTCTGCCTCTTTGTAATTGACAGTGCCTTGGTCTTTGATGTTAACGCTTGACTTTACGCCTTTTACTTTTTCCATTTTTACTCGCCTTTTTCTTTTTAGTTTTGCCTGCTTGTGATAAAGCGATGGCAATTGCGGTCTTTTGTTTCTTACCGCTTTTCATTAATTCCTTTATGTTAGCAGAAATTGTCTTCTGACTGCTACCTTTTTTTAGTGGCACGCCTAACTCTTTTTACTTTTGGTTTTTTTACTTTTGGTTTTTTTAACTTCAGAGATAACTTCTTTAAGTACCTTGTCGGCTTCTTTGTCCGCTTCTTCTGCGATTTTGGAGATTTCGATATTTGCATTTTCATCGATGATCTGCTTATTGCCATGGTTTTTTTCCTCTTCTGCTTTCCAAGCTTCTTTGTTGACTTGGACAACTTTTTGTCTAACTGTACTCATTTACTTTCCTCGCATGATATCCATTGCTTTGAATTGATTCTGTTGCTCGATTCTTTCACGAGCAATTGAGTCTTTCATCATAGCAATTTCTTGTTGGATTGCTAGTCTTTGCTCTGCAAGATCTTTGCTTTGCATTGCTTTCATAGCATCGAATTGCTGACGTTGTGCAAACTCTTCACGTTTTCTTTGTACATCGTCAGCCTTAATATCAAGTTCTTTATCTCTTAACTCAACCAATGGATCTGGCATTGGTGGAGGTGGCATAAACACTTGATTAATTTGTTCCATCAATTGTGAAACAACTGCGGCTACGTCTCGTGCTACAGACTCTTGAATTTGTTGTTGATATCCCATAGCCACTTCAGGCGGTAACATACTGATTTGCTGTAGCATGCCTTGGAACTCAGGGTTCTCTGCGTTTTGCTGATCAACAATTTCAGAAGCTCTAAACGATACATGCTGATAAATGTGTGCTTGTATCAAAGATAAAACCGCTGGGTTGGTTTGCGCAGTCACGGTGCCATACAAAGATAAATGCGAATTGATGTGCGCATCATGATCTTGTCCTGCAAACGCTTGAGCTGGCATTCCAGAAATCAATCCTGCATTCTCATTCGCTGGATCGACTGGCTGTGGTTGTGGGGGTGGTGGCAATAACTGTTCTATGTTTTGCACACCCATCGCTGAATACATTCTACGATACGCTTCGTAAATACCGTTGGGTCCATGAACTTCAGGATTGCTTTGCACGGTTCTAAGAAGTTCTTGCGCAAGCATCACACGTTGACTCATGGAGAATGTATTAGGATCTGACACAGGCAACACATCCACACGCTCATCAAAGTCAAGTGACTTGATCATCTGATTGCCATTGGCAGTCATGTATGGATAGTTTTCTGGTAGGTAATCGCTGAATACTTTGGCGAGCAAAGTAAACTCAATTCTTTGTGATGAATGCAAACGTTTATGAATTGCAGACATCACCCTTGTACCACGCTCAAGTAGAGCAATGGTAGTTCCTACTGGAGCATTCTGATTCGCATCACCGACTTGAATATCAGCAATGGAAGCGAAACGCCTACCGCTATCGACAAGGATTCCCAGGAGAGAAAGAAGCGTTTGAGAAGGTTCCTTGAACGGTAACGGTACAAAGGCGTCTCGCAAACTTCCTCCCGGAGCATCCATATCACGGAACTCGCCGGGTTGTAGGGGTTGATCGTCATTGCGAATACGAATTCCACGAGCCTTGAATCCAGCAGGTAAATTAGATAATGTTCCTGCATCGATCAATTGTCGTAGAATAGAGGTTGAGGCTTTCGACAAGCCTCCGATCATATGTGTTAGACCAAAGCCATAAAAGCCAAGGCCAGGTAAAAACTTATAGTGTACGAAGTAATTGATTCTCTGCTTGAGAGGATCTCCTTCTTTGTAATTTCTTCTAACAGATAAAACTTTATTGTTAGCGATGGTGACGATGTAAGGTAGTTTGATTCCTGTCTCTTCGCCTTCAGCGTTAAGATCTTCGTATCCGGGAATCTCTAAGTCTGTATGTATTTCATAGACTTGACAGCTTTCATCATCTGAGTAACTAGGTTTGACGCCTTGAATTTCATCTATCTCTTCTTGGACATCATCGTACTTTTCAGGATCTACATTGCCATAAGTTAAATCAACGTCTTTGTAAAAACCAACTTGTTGTAGTTTGCGTATGTCATTCATGGACATATCGACAATATGCGTGATACGACTTGCGCTATGCAGATCAGTAGCACCGTAAGGCACGATCAAATCTTCACTGGGTACGAACTTTGATACAGCTCTGCCAATGGTTTGGTCGTAGTAAACTTTTCTAAAAGCAGAACCTGATAGCGGTAGATAAAATAACATCTGATCGGTTTCAGGATCGTACTCTTTCATGACTTGCATCAATTGATAGTTCATAAACTCTTGAACTCTCGATGCTTGTTGTTCTGTCTCAGGGTTTGCCATGCCAATGACTTGAGTCTTCACAGGGCCTTGAGACGGAAGGATCTCATTGTAAGCTTGTGCTTGGAACTGAGTTACAGACTCAGCAAGCAGTGGGTGCATGACTCCAGATGCGCCTTCGAATGGAGCAGATCTTTCTTCATACTTCATGCCAAGGTATTCTAGACCGTCACGGTAAGTTTGCTCCCACTCTTCTCTTGAAGACTTGTCAGCTTCTACATTCCCCATAAGGTCATTCTTGATGACGTTTAATTCTTGATCGTCAATGACTTCAGCTAAGTTAGCATAGAAGTCTGTATCTTCTAGCGGAGGTGCGACTGCACCAAAGACTAAAGTGCCATCTTCAAGCTCTTCGAAAGAATCTAATTCTGGTCTAGACTCTTCAACTTCAATCTCTAATTCTCTAGATCGATCTCTAACTTTAAGTTCAGCTTGATCTTCAACGCTGATTGCTTTTTCTTCTTCTTTTATCTTTTGCTATTTATAAATGCTTTACCAAGACC